GCTGGGTAATATTATACCAGCACACCTTTTTGCTCCGACGCATTTAAATTTAATCGTGGTGCAATCCCACAAATTTGAATTCAAATCATTTAGAACATGCCGACTAAACGTAAGAGCGCGAACACGCGCACGACGGGCCGAAAAAAACGGTCAACGAAAAAGAAGTCGTGGAAAAAATCATTTAAGGCTAAAGCCCTAAGTAAATTTCCCAAGACTGAATCAAAAACTACATCATATGAATCGACGTTGTCAGGTTCAAATATAGTTCAAGCCACACCTGTCCTAACTATTCAATTTTTGAATAATTTAGGACTAGGTTTAGGTGTTGACCAACGTATAGGTTCAAAAATCTTTCTTAAGGGATTCCGTTACAGGGCTCACTATCAAAATAGATTATTTAGACCAGTAGTCGTTAACGTTGCCATAGTACTTCCTTTACAAGGACAAGATACTGGCGCGTATGGCACTGGCATGTTAAAACGGTTTGGTTTATTTAGTGAAGGCGCAAGCAATACCGATATGGACTTCGGAGGAACAGGTATGAACGGAATTCATTATGCAACTTTACCGATAAATACTGAAAAGTATAATGTCATATGGCATACAAGATTCAAATTGGGTGTGACTTCAACATCAGCTGGGTATTCATCTGGAGAGTTAAAAAACTACAGGTCGTTATATAGATACTTTCGTATCAATAAGACAATCGAGTATCCGGATAATTCTTCAACCATACCTGCCCCTAGCATGAAGTTCCTCATGCTAACTTGGGCTGTACCTATGGATTACCAACAAGAGCAAGGATCTATAGATGATGCTTTGCAAATGCAACAGCATTGTGTTTGTGTTTACCAAAAATATGTTACTTAAACCGCCTCCTAACCCCCACCTGGGGCTAACCAGTGTTGTGCACCAAAGCCCTAACAGGTTGGTACGTCCGTTGTCAGTCCCCATAAGAAGGCGCGTGCGATGGGCAGGGGTGTGCTTCGCTAGGGTTAGACTTTGCTTCGCAAAGCCTTAACCCTAGCTCAGGTTCCTTAAGCGTGCTAAGCGCTACCGCGCTTTTTACTCATATGATAAATGACTATAATAAATAATTAATCCTAATCCTAAATCTCAATCAAATGGAAGCGGTCTTGAGTCAACTGTGTGACGTCAGGTTTCTCATTCGAAAAGACGATCACTTGCACCGGATTCCTCAAAACCTTCAATGAACTCTCGTATTTCGCACTGAAGATCATCTGATCCTTCAAACTCTCCAGAACAGAATACTGCAGATACGTCATCTGCTCACGGGGGATATCAAAAATGAAGCAACGTTTAGTTTCATCGATGGCATAAGCAAGGTCATCCCTCTTTCCGATACGAAGTATCTGAACCTTATCAGGGTATTTCGTGAGAGCCCAACGACAAATCCAAGATTTTCCTTTACCTCCATCAGGGTCAACAACAAAGTGAATAGATCTAGCGGTTGGTGTGTCGCTTTCGATTAGCGCTCCGACGGTAAGTTGCCATCCCAAGCGGGGTTCTCCGACTCCCACAAGGTTTGGAGTCTCGAGATAGGCGTTGGCGATAGCATAACACTTCTTGGAATACCTGGCGTACAATGAGGTGTCGAAGTTGATAAGTTCTCGTTCTGTAGGGATTCGTCCGAGTTCTTTGATCCACTCTTTGTATGCTTCCCAGTCATTCCTTTTGCCTGCGTTTTTGGGGACTTCTCCATATTCTTTGAAGTCGCCATCTTTTTTGCAGTAGTCGGCGGCTTGGACGCTTGTAGCGACGGCGCCTGCGAGATAACAGCGGGGTCCGATGAGACGTTTAGCATTAGTAAACCGAATAGAAGAAGCAAAGATAACAAAGCCTTGTAGATGAGGAGTTCCATTGGCACCAACTTCTTTGCCGTAAATTAAGTATTGAATGCGTGGACTAGTGCCAAGCGAGTCAAGATGAGCAATTTCAGCGTCGCTGTAATTGTTAAGTGTGAACACATAACGACGGCGAGAACCATTGTTGTTGTTGTTGTTGTTGTTGTTCATTTTTCAGAATTGTGAGAAAAGAGTCAGAGTCAGAGGTGTGCTGGGTAATATTATACCAGCACACCTTTTTGCTCCGACGCATTTAAATTTAATCGTGGTGCAATCCCACAAATTTGAATTCAAATCATTTAGAACATGCCGACTAAACGTAAGAGCGCGA